TGGTGATCGTCTCATATTGAGATGATAAATAGTATATAATGTAAAAGGAGCCGTATATGGCACAATTCTTTGGCTTTGAAATCAAGCGTTTAGGACAAGAAAATCAGGATACGCCATCTATTGTCGTTCCGGAAAGCGATGATGGCGCCTTAAACCTCTCTGGTGCAACCGGAGGGGCTTATGGCCAAACACTTGATCTCGAAGGTACAATTAAAACAGAAAGCGAACTTGTAACACGCTATCGTACGATGGCTATGCATCCTGATGTCGAGGCTGCAATTGATGATATTGTCAATGAATCTATTGTTACATCCGAGCAAGAGCCAGTAAGTATTAATTTAGATGACGTTCAAGTTAGTCAATCACTAAAAACTAAAATTTATGAAGAGTTTGATACTATTTTAGGAATGTTGAAATTCCAGTATAATGGTTATGAAGTGTTCCGTAAATGGTATGTAGATGGTAGAATATATCATCATGTAGTAATTGACAGAAACGATGTTAAAGCAGGGATTAAGGAATTACGTTTTATTGATCCTCGTAAGATTCGTAAGGTAAAAGAAACCAAAAAGAAAAAAGATCAAAAGACTGGTGTTGCTACAACAGAGATGACCAATGAATATTATGTCTACAACGAAAAAGGTTGGAAGGCTGGTGTACATGGTAATATGGCAACAGGTGCGAGTGCTGCTGGCGTCAAGATTGCTAAAGATTCAATCATTTATGTTACTTCTGGTCTTACAAACGAAACAAATACACTTGTAATCAGTCACCTTCATAAGGCGATTAAGCCGCTTAATCAGCTTAGAATGCTAGAAGATGCTGTTGTAATCTATCGTATTGCTCGCGCACCTGAGCGCCGTATCTTTTATATTGATGTTGGCAATCTTCCTAAAATGAAGGCTGAGCAGTATCTACGTGATATGATGGTTAAACATAAGAACAGACTTGTATATGATGCTGGTACTGGTGAAGTCAGGGATGATCGTAAATTTATGACAATGTTGGAAGACTACTGGCTTCCACGCCGTGAAGGTGGTAGAGGTACAGAAATCACTACACTACCTGGTGGTCAGAATCTTGGCGAGATGGATGATGTTAACTACTTCCAAAGAAAACTGTATAAGTCTTTGAATGTTCCTGTAACACGGATGGAAGCAGAGTCACAATTTACACTTGGTAGATCAAACGAGATTAGTAGAGATGAGGTTAAGTTTGCTAAATTTGTTGAAAGACTACGTAATAAATTTAGTGAAGTGTTCTTCAGAGCTTTACGTGTCCAGCTAATTCTTAAAGGTATTATTACTGAAGAGGATTGGGAAAACATGCAGCATAAGATCAAGTTTAATTATCAAAGAGATAACTATTTCTCTGAAGCTAAGGAAACAGAAATTCTTATGAATAGAATGAATGTATTACAACAGCTTGAACCATATGTTGGTAGGTTCTTCTCTCAAGAATATGTTCGTAAAGAGATTCTTAAAATGAATGACGAAGATATTCGTAACACAGAACAACAAATTAAACAAGAAGCTGGTGATGAATCACAACAACCACAGGATGATAATGATTCTGAGGTTCCAGAGGCTTAAAGTTATAAATACTGTATATAAAATGAGGTAATTATGTCCGATACTGATATTGACAATGAAAACGAAGTAAATGATGTTTATGATAATGAAAGAAACTATGAACTTGCAAAAGGTATAGTATCCGATGTTTTAGGAGACAAGCCGGCCAATGCAATGGACAAAGTAAATGATATTATGCTAGACAAAGTCCGTGATACTATTGCAGGTAAGAGATTAGAGGTAGCACATAATTTAATGAATCCTGAGCCTCAACAAGAGTTGGAACCCGAGATTGAAGACGAAGAAGAATATGTCGATGATCTTGAAACTGAACAAGAAACGGAAGAAGAAGATGAAGACATTCAAGGAGATCAGTGAGAAAGCAGGAGCAGTAGCTGTTCCTGGAGCTGGGCTAGGGTATCCTTATCCTAAGGGTAGTCGGCACAAAGACTTTACTGACAAACATGTAGTGCAAACAACTGATCATCCTGTTGCAGGTGATAATCAATTCAAAGGCGAAGGTGCACCTAAGAAGAAAAAGCGTCTCGCTGATTACGAATATGATAAAACCCAAAACAAGAAGTCAGCTGATATTGACCAAGACTCTGACGACAATGAAGACCGTGCTGCTTATGAAGAAGTAGTTATCGATGATAGCATGCTTGAAGAGGATTTCATTGAAATTACAGATGAAATTGGTGAAGCAATTGCAGACATCTATGAAGCTCTTTCAGAAGAAAATAAAGCAGCTTTTGATATTCTTTTAGAAACAGACGAAGGTTTTGAAAGAATTCTAGAGTTTGTTAACGGATTCGAATTTATCTCAGAAGAAAGCGAAGACTAATGGCAATCAAGGTTCTTGCTAATACAATTGCTACTGCAACAGCTAATAATGTGTACAACGCAACAGCTGTGTTGTTAACAAACGACAGTACTGCAAGAACAGTAACGATTGCTAATACCGTTTCTATAGAAAATGGTGGTGGTATTGCTGGTTCAATTAGACTACCAGTCGATGGCGCTGTTGTAATTAGAAAGCGTCCTAGTGATACAGTATTAGGTGCAGCGACTTGTTATGCCACTAAAGTAGACGATGGGAGTTCATACTAATGAAACTATTCACAGAAATTAACGAACAGGTTATTACCGAAGAACTGGTAGATGAAGCTACAGGCAAAAAGTCGTTGTTCATTGAAGGTGTGTTCATGCAAGCTAACATGAAGAACCGTAATGGTCGTGTTTATCCTACACAAGTTTTGGATGCAGAAGTTGCTCGCTATAATAAAGAATATGTAGAGAAGAAGCGGGCATTTGGTGAGTTGGGTCACCCACAAGGACCAACTATCAATTTGGAAAGAGTTTCACATCTGATTACTGATCTCAAAAAAGACGGTGATAACTATATTGGTAAAGCCAAAATTATGGATTCACCATATGGTAATATTGTTAAAGGTCTTATCGGTGAAGGTGCCCAGCTCGGCGTATCAAGTCGTGGTATGGGTACATTGAAGCCAAACAGAGACGGTGTAAATGAAGTACAAAAAGATTTCTATCTAGCTACAGCAGCTGATATCGTTGCTGATCCTTCAGCTCCTGATGCCTTTGTAAATGGCATTATGGAAGGCGTTGAATGGATCTGGGACAATGGTGTATTAAAGGCATCAGAAGTAGAACGTATCAAAGAAGGCATTGAACGAGATATTAGATCACGTTCAGATAGAGAACAAGCATTCACAAGAGCTTTTAGTAGCTTTATGAATAAAATATCGAAAAGTTAAATATTATAAATAACTTGGATTTAATTAAATCAATATATCCTAAGGAGAAGTATAAAATGTCTGATCAGGAAACACAAGTCCTTGAAGACGGCATCGAAGAAGCCAAAGTAGTAAAGGGAACTGGTGGTTCTGGTGTTAAACCTGCCGAAACTCCTGATCCTGCATCTACTGGGTCTTCTAAAAGAAAAGCCGACAAGGACGGTGGCGAGAAAGCCACACCTAAACTTCCAGGTACAAAAGCTGGCATGATTGCTGCTATGGTTAACACAATGAGCGGTAAAAAACTTACCGATCTGCAAGCCATGTACGATGGAATGAACGAAGAAATCGAAGCCGAAGATGAAGCTGTTGAAGTAGGTATTGATGTTTCAGATGACATCAATGAAATGCTTGCCAATGGTGACTTTTCTGAGGAATTCGTAGAAAACATTCAAACAATCTTTAAGGCAGCTGTTGAAGCTCGTGTAGGCATTGAACGTGCTGCACTCGAAGAGCAGTTCGACGAGAAGATTGAAGAAGAATTGGAGAAAGTAACTGAAGAAGTAACTTCTAAAGTTGATGAGTATCTGACATATGCTGTAAGTGAATGGAAAGAAGAGAATGAAGTAGCAATCGAAACCGGTCTTCGTGCTGAACTTGCTGAAGACTTTATTCAAGGCCTGCATTCATTGTTCACTGAGCATTATATCGAAGTTCCAGAAGAGAAAGTTGACGTAGTCGAAGAGCTTGCATCTAAAGTTGAAGAACTTGAAGGTAAGCTAAACAAACAGATTACAGAAAACACTCAGCTTTCGAAAGAAATTGTTGGCTTCAAAGTACAAGATAGCTTTGACGAAGTAGTAGAAGGCCTTGCCGATACTCAAGTTGAAAAAATGCGTACTTTTGCTGAAGGTATTGAATATAGTGATGAAGATGACTTCCGCAAGAAATTGGAAGTAGTCCGTGAAAATTACTTCCCAACAAAAGCCCCACAGGCAATTGTTGAAGAAGATCTGGATGATCCTGAAGATCAGGATGAGACTGTGGTTGCGGATCCAACAATGTCAGTTTATGCTGACGCTATCCGTAGAACCATCAGAAAATAAATTTGTTATAGTAAATCAATAGAGTAACAAGGAGAAAATACAATGTACTCTGAAGATCTCGCATCAAAGTGGCAGCCTATTATTGAGCATCCTGATCTGCCTAGCATTCAGGACGTTCATCGCCGCCAAACATTGGCAGTAATTCTTGAAAACCAAGAAAAAGCTGCTAGAGAAGATGCCGCTGGTTCAGCTGGTTATGCCGCCCCTACCCTTTTGGGTGAGGCTGCTCCAACCAATGTCGCCGGTGGTGTACAAAACTACGATCCAGTGTTGATTAGCCTGGTTCGTCGTTCTATGCCAAACCTCGTTGCATACGACGTATGTGGTGTTCAGCCAATGACTGGTCCTTCTGGACTGATCTTTGCTCTGCGTCCACAGTACAGCACACAAGGTGGCACAGAAGCCCTTTACAACGAAGCCGACACAGACTTCTCAAGCTCTGCTGCTGGTAACACAGCATCTATCTTGGTTGCTAACGGTTCAGCTGGTACAGGTCACACTGGTACAGATCCAAATGCACGTGCATCTGGTTCAGGCTACACAGTTGGCATTGGTATGTCAACAGCTTCTTCAGAAGGTCTTGGCAAAGACACAGGTAACGAGTTCAACCAAATGGCTTTCTCAATTGAAAAAGTTACGGTAACTGCAGTTAGCCGTGCTCTGAAAGCTGAGTACTCAATGGAGCTGGCTCAGGATCTGCGCGCCATTCATGGTCTGGATGCTGAAACAGAACTTAGCAACATCTTGTCTGCTGAAATTCTTGCTGAAATCAACCGCGAAGTTATTCGTACAATCAACTACTCTGCTAAAGCCGGTGCCGATCAAGGTAACGTAACTACAGCTGGTACATTTGATCTGGACGTTGACTCAAACGGTCGTTGGTCAGTTGAAAAATTCAAAGGTCTGATGTTCCAAATCGAACGTGACGCAAACAGCATTGCTCGTGACACTCGTCGCGGTAAAGGCAATATCATCATCACTTCAAGTGATGTTGCTTCTGCCCTGCAAATGGCTGGTGTTCTGGATTACACCCCAGCTCTGAATAACAGCTTGGATGTAGATGACACAGGTAACACTTTTGCTGGTGTTCTTAATGGTCGTTATCGTGTATATGTTGACCCATACTTCACTTCTACAAGTGGTGGTCGTCAGTATTACACAGTTGGTTACAAAGGCTCAAGCGCATTTGACGCCGGCCTGTTCTATTGCCCATATGTACCGCTCCAAATGGTTCGTGCAGTTGGCGAGAACACATTCCAGCCAAAAATCGGCTTTAAGACTCGTTACGGTATCGTTGCTAACCCATTTGCTACACAAGCAGCTGATGGTACTATTGGCTTCGGTGGTAATGCACAAAGCAAAAACATCTACTACAGACTGGTTAACGTATCTAACCTTATGTAATAATAAGAGTTGGGTCAACCAACCACATTTTAAGGGGCGGCTTCGGTCGCCCCTTTTTTTGTTGTATAAATATATAATATAAAGTATTATAGGAATTACAATGGCAGCATTAGAAAGAACCCCTAGTAATCAGAACTTCTTATCTCCTCTCGGATTTAAGTTTATGATTCATAAGACTCCTAGTACAAACTTCTTTGTACAACAATGCAATGTTCCTGCTGTTGCAACGGGTGATTTACTGCAACCAACCCCATTCATTGCTGTTCCTGTTCCAGGAGATCATTTGACATATGGGACACTATCTGTTACATTCAGAGTTGATGAGGATATGACCAACTACCTTGAATTGTATAACTGGGTTACTGGTGTTGGTTTTCCTGAGTCATATGAGCAATATAGAGATGAATTGAATGTTAATGCTGATATTAAAACACCAACAAATATGTACTCAGATGGTACATTGATTATTATGAACAGTAATATGAATCCTAACAAAGAGATTATCTTTAAGGATTTGTATCCTGTCAATTTGGGCGATGTTCAATTTGATGTAACACAAACAGACGTTGAATATGTAACATGTACATGTGATTTTAGATTTAGATCTTTTGATATAACCTCTTTATAATTTTTAACTTAGTGAAAAGCATATAATGACATTAGATGATATCCACGAACAGTGGGCAAAAGATAGTAAGATTGACCGCGATGAACTTGCAGAAGAGTCAATGAATACACCTCAAATACATAGTAAATACTTAAAGATGTATTCGCACGAGCGTTTACGTTTAAAGAATATTGACTTTGAATTTAAGCAGCTGATTAAGCTAAAGACAGAGTATTATAGTGGTAGTATTGCTGATGAGGATTTGATGGAAAGAGGATGGGAACCTAATCCTCTGAAGATATTGAAGTCAGATGTACAGATGTATCTCGATGCTGACTCAGATGTTATCAAACTCTTGCAAAAGAGAGCAATGCAACAAGAAAAGGTTGAT